TGGGTTAATAGAATTATAAGTAATCAAATTAAAAATTTAATAAGAAATAACTATAGTAATTTCACACGCCCTTGCCTTAAGTGTGCGGCAGCGGAAGGCGATGATGGCTGTGCAATTTATTCAAATCAATGTAACGCTTGTCCACTTTATGCAAATTGGGAAAAAAGTAAAAAAAATGCACACGATACAAAGCTCACGGTAAGCATTGAAAATCATGCTCAAGAAATTAATGATAAACCAATTGATAATTTTAATATGGAAAAAACAGCGCAGAATATTCATAATAAAATGCAAAAAGTTTTGAAACCTATTGAATGGAAAGTATATCAACATTTATATATAGAAGGAAAGAATGAAGAGCAAACAGCAAAATTAATGGGATATCGAACAAGCGAAAAAAATAGAATTGCAGGATATAAGCAGATTAAAAATATCAAAAAGATTATTATAGTAAAAGTTAAAAAGCATCTCTATAATGGAGATATAGATATTCACTAATATGAGCGAAAATTTACCAGAATTAACAGAAGACCAACAATTAAAACTATTGAGCGAATGGAATAACCGTCTAGATAATCCACCATCATTAGTCGAGTTAGTTAAGTTGGCTTTTGATAGAGACGATCTTGATGGCAGAAGCAAAGAGGGCAAAGCTGTTAAAGAATTTTTAGCGTCTAGATCTATTAAACCAAGAAAAAGTCATGAATACCAAGCAAAAGGACTCAAAGAATTAGATAACGATCAAAAAGAATATATTAGTAATAATTGTCATACAATGACTGGATTAGAAATGGCAAAAATTTTATTTAAAAATGAGACATTAACAAACTTATGTCAAGAAACAAGAAGCATTTTAGAGTATATGAAAAATCTTCCTAGCAATATAAAATTTAATAATATAGAAAATGAAAATGTAGCTACAGAAGGATATAGACCCCCTAAAAGTGAAGAAAGAACAATAGCTAAAATTAATAAATATGTTTTAGATGGAATTGATAAAAATAAACTTACACACAAGCATAAAAAAGAAATAAACGCTTTAATTAGTTATATGAATACTCATAGATTTATTCATCAAATGAATATTTATGATAATGAACCAGATAGAGAACTTTTTGAGAGTAGTTTTGTTAGATATACTTACGACAAAGGAGATCTTTCTCAATAAGAAGTTGATCAATATATTGTTCTTTGCACAGAAGTAGTCATATCTTCTAATATTCAACAAACGATTAATGTTTTACAAAATCAAATAGAATTATCTATGCAAGAAGATGGTAAAATTCCAATGGCTCTTGTTGAAGCTAGTAGTACGGCAAGAAAAGAATATAATGACTGCGTTAATCGTCAACAAAAATTAAATAACGACCTTAAGGTAAAGCGTAGTGATAAATTAAGTAAACAGGTAAAAGAAACTGCTTCAATTATAAATTTAGTCCAAATGTGGAAAGAAGAAGAGAGTCGCGCTAAACTTATAAAAATGGCAGAAATGAGAAAAGAAATTGTTGAAAAAGAAATAAATAGATTATCGACAATGGACGAAGTGAAAGCTAAAATATTGGGTATATCAAAAGATGAGATATTAAATGGATGAGTGTAATATGCAAAGTTGATGGTAAGGAATTTAAAGATGAAAAAAGCCTTCATCTTGCCCTAAAAGGCTATGGTTTAAATAAAGTAAAATATTATCAAAAATATTATGAACGGCGCGATTTATTAACCAATGAATTAATTAATTTTAAAACAAAAGAACAATATTTGAATAGCGATTTCAATGATAAGAATAATATGAAAAAATGGTTAAAAAATCAACCAATACAACAAGCCCAAGATTATTGCAAAGAACTTTTAATTAAAAGAAAACAGAATAAAAAATTAATATATTCTCCTACTCAAGTTGAATTAAGGACTATTATGGCTCCTTCAATTGTATTTTATAATAAAATATTTGAAGATTATTATAGTTTATGTTCATCCATAGGTTTAGAGAATAAATTTATACATCCAAAAAATATATCTAATCAATTTAAAAATAAATTGACAACAAAAGATACAATTTATATTGACACCAGAGAACAAAGTTGGTTAAAATTTGATGTGCCTTTTGAAATTAAAACTCTTTCATTTGGTGACTATTCCTGCTCTAATGACAATTGCTCATGCTTTATAGAAAGAAAAAGTCTTAGTGATTTTATTAGTACATTAAGTATAAAAAATTATGATCGTTTTAAAAATGAAATTGAAAAAGCTAAAAAAAATAATGCTTATGTTATAGTTATGGTAGAAGAATCACTAACTAATGCTTTAAGTTTTCAATATTTACCTCATATTAGTAAAAAAATTAAAGCTACTCCAGAATATATATTTCATAATGTGCGAGAATTATTACAAAATTATGATAATTTACAATTTTTATTTGTGGATGGACGCAGCGAAATGACAAGATTAATAGAATCTATTTTCGCAAGCAAATGCTTTTATAAGAAGATAGATATTCAATTGGCTTATGACATAAAAATTTTATGATATATTGTCCAGAAAAATATATAAAAGAAGTCAAAAATGTTAATGCAGAATTATCTGAACTTAAGGGATACCTTAACGATAAAGAAGCAAAAATATCATTAGCTAAATTTTTAAGAGCAAACGTAGGATTTACAACAGAACTTATCAGTGGGGTCAAGTTAGCTCCATATCAAGAAATTCATCTTAAAGCTCTTATGAATAGAAATTTCAATCTTTGCGTTTTCGGAAGAGGCTGTGGAAAAAGTTTCATGGCTGCAGTATTTTGTTTTATTCAATGTATATTTGAACCTAATACAAAAATTCTTATTGCAGGCCCAACATTTAGAACAGCAAGATTTATTTTTAACAATCTTGAGAAAATTATTCAAAGTCCTGGAGCAGAATTATTAGGTCAATGCTTTGGAGCAAAAACTAAAAGAAATGATCAGTTTGAATGGCAAATTAATGGTGGAAGTATTGTAGCGATACCATTAAATGGAGAAAAGATTCGAGGTTTTAGAGCGAATGTTCTTGTACTTGACGAATTTCTTTTATTACCAGAAGAAATCATTAAGAATGTACTTATGCCTTTCTTAGTTGCTCCGCAAAACATAAAGGAAAGAATGGAAATTAGGGAATTTGAAGACAAATTAATTTCAGAAGGATTAATGGAAGAGAAAGATCGGGCAGTTTTTGAAAATACAAGCAAAATGATTGCTCTTTCTTCGGCTAGCTATACATTTGAGAATCTTTATAAAACTTATCGTGAATGGTGTGAAAAAATAAATACTCCAGAAAAAACAGAAGCCACATATTTTGTTAGCCAAATGAGTTATGAAGCTCTTCCAGAAGAGATGATAGATAAAACAATTATTGAAGAAGCTCAAGCTGGAGGTTCAAGCCACAGCGGATTTTTAAGAGAATATTGCGCACAATTTACAGATGGAAGCGATAGTTATTTTAATGCTAAAAAAATGGAAGACTGTACAATAAAAGCTGGCGAAACTCCTCATACGTTAATGAAGGGAGATCCAAATAAAAAATATATTCTAGGCATAGATCCTAATATGAGTGATAGTCCAAATGCAGATTATTTCGCTATGGCAGTTATGGAGTTAGATGAAGAAAAAAAACAAGGCATCTTAGTTCATACATACGCTGGCCTTGGAAATCTTAAAAATCATGTAAATTATTTTTATTATATATTAAATAATTTTAATATTACTTTTATGATATTAGATAATGCTGGAGCAGATACTTTTCTTGCGGCATGCAATGAGTCTTCTATATTTAAAAAAGATAAATTAGAAATTAAAACAATTAATTTTAATTCAGAATTAGAAGGTCAAGATTACGAAAATGAATTAAGAAATGTAAGAAATCAATATAATTTAGAAGATAAAAAAATTGCATTTAATCAAGTTTTTACTACTAATTTTATTAGAAAAGCAAATGAATATTTACAAGCATGCATAGATTATAAAAAAGTATGGCTTGCCAGTAGAACTGCTTCAGATGAAAAATTTTTTAATGAAACTATAAATTTAAATATACCATTAGATTTGATGAAAACAGAAGATAAAAAAGATTGGACTTTATTAGATTTTATAGAAAATCAAGATGATTTTATATATCAAACAAAAAAACAATGCGTATTAGTTGAGCATTCTGCCACTAGTCGAGGTACCCAAAGTTTTGATTTACCTCAACACCTAAAAAGAAGCGTTTCAGCAAATAAAGCCAGAAAAGATAATTATTCAGCATTTATGTTAGCAAATTGGGCTATAAAATGCTATAATGATATAATGGATGCACCTAAAATTGAAGAAATAAATACTTTTTCGCCAATTATTGTCTTATAAAGTGTAATATTTACGAAAATGGCTAAAAAAAATCAAAATAAAGTAAAAACTGAAGAAGTTAAGCCTATAATGGTTTCAGAAGCTTCTGTTTATGAAAGCAAAGCTTCAAGCGTCTCTAGCAATAGTAATCCTATGAGAAGAAATATATCTTCTACAATTACCAGAACAGATAGATATAAGAATATTGATGATGGACTAATACCGTTTAGATATTCAACTGGAATTTCAGCTAATTCTAATATGAACGTGAGAGATGCCGTTATATTGTGCCAAAAATGTTATTATAATTTTGCTATATTTAGAAACACAATTGACTTAATGACGGAATTTTCTTGCAGTAATGTTTATTTTAAAGATGGCAGCCAGAAGAGTCGTGATTTTTTTAATGCATTATTTAAAAAAATTAATTTGTTTGATTTTCAAGATAAATTTTTTAGAGAATATTATAGAAGCGGCAATGTTTTCATTTATAGATTCGATACAAAAGTGAAAGACGATGACATTAGTAAAATAACTCAAACATTTGGTTTAACTAGCAACGCATCAGTTAACTTACCATCAAAATATATTATATTAAATCCTGCGGATATTCAAATTGGTGGAAGTATTAATTTTTCATCTGGAAGATATTATAAATTAATTAGTGATTATGAATTAGAAAGACTTAAAAGCCCTAAAACAGAGGAAGATTTAGAAGTTTTAAAAAGCCTACCTCTCGAAACTCAAAAATTGATCAATCAAAAAACAATTGGCATTTTGACTTTACCATTAGATATAGAAAGATTGGCCGCAGTCTTTTATAAAAAACAAGATTACGAGCCATTTGCTGTACCAATGGGTTTTCCAGTTCTTGATGACATTAACTGGAAAGCAGAGATGAAAAAAATGGATATGGCAGTTACGAGAACAATGCAACAAGCTGTTCTTCTAGTCACGATGGGCACAGATCCAGATAAAGGTGGTATTAATCAAAAAAATCTAGAAGCAATGCAGAAAATTTTTGAAAATCAAAGCATTGGAAGAGTGCTTATTGCAGATTATACCACAAAAGCTCAATTTGTTATTCCAGATATTGGCAATCTTATTGGACCAGAAAAATATGAAGTTGTAGACAGAGATATTCAAATTGGTTTGAATAATATTCTTATTGGAAATGATAAATTTGCTAACACAAGTATCAAAGTGCAAGTATTTATAGAAAGATTAAAACAAGCAAGAGAGACATTTATAAATGATTTCTTAATTCCAGAAATTAGAAGAATTAGCAAGCAATTAGGATTTAAAAATTATCCTACTCCTCATTTTGAAGATATTGATTTAAAAGATGATATCCAATATTCTAGAGTTTATACAAGATTAATTGAACTTGGAATATTAACTCCAGAAGAAGGCTTGCAAGCAATTGAAACTGGAAGATTGCCTTCTAAACAAGACTCACTAATATCTCAACAAGAGTTTAAACAATTAAAAGACAATGGTTTGTATCAACCATTAATTGGTGGAGCTAAAGTTGGTTCTGAACCAGGGAGACCATCTGGATCTTCTGGTGTGCCTCAAACGACTAAAAATATTTCACCAATTGGCACTGGCAAACAATCTAAAGCGACACTTTTTGATATAGATAAAATTAAAAATAATTTTGTTCTTGCTTCTAAATTGCAAGATAAAGTAGAAGCTTCACTTAGAGAAAAACACTCCCTAAGAAAACTATCAAAACAACAAAAAGATGTTGCATTTGAAATAACAAAAATTATTGTATCTAATGAAAATCCAGAGCTTTGGGAGTCTACCGCTCAAGATTATATTGATCAACCAAAAGATAAAAATATACAAGTTATTTCTGATATACAAGAAATTGCTCTTGAACACTCTATGGATTCTTATCTAGCCAGCATATTATATCACAGTAAAAAATGAAAGAATAAAATATGGAGCAAAATTTAATTAGATTAAAACAAATTAATCAAAGTGAACTTAGTGGTTTTTTTACAACTGCTATTATTGATGATAGTGATCTTGTTGATACATATTCTACTCAAACAATTACCGGCAGAAAAAATTTTACTCAATTATTTGCTAGAACAGGATTTTTTGGTATAGAAAATAAAATTAGTGGAGATGGTTCAGCTATTGGCGGAGGAGGTTATAATTTTGCATCAGGAAGCTATGCAAATGTTGCTGGAGGAGTTAGTAATTGCGCGCTAGGAAATTATTCGAATGTTGGTGGAGGAAGAAGTAATTGCGCAACAGCAGACTATACGAATGTTGGTGGAGGATATTGTAATTGTGCAATAGCAAATCTTTCAAATGTTGGTGGAGGAAGACTAAATTGTACACTAGGAACTCTTTCAATTGTTGGCGGAGGATTTGGTAATTGT